GTAATTTTGAAAAGGTGAACTTAAAACAAAGAAATCATTCTTATCTGTTATTTGTTTTCTATTTGTAGAGTTAAAATAAAATTTAAAATCAGCATTTGTTAATTTACCATCCCTAGCAAACTCTAAAGCTTTTTGTTTAACTAAATAAGGATTGTTTTCTTCTAATGAACCTAATTCTATTAAAGCATCTGTAGCACTACTTGTCACTACAACTGATTTATTTAAAGCCTCATTAAGACCTCTAATAAACATTTGTTCTTTTTTAGTATACCTTGGAACCATTTCTCCATTTTGATTTTCAGTATAGCTATTTAAAAACTTACTAAGGTCAAAGTCTTCTTTATTGTAAGCATTAAAGAAATCATCACCTAATTTTTGTTTCTTAATATCTTCTCTAACATCTTTTAATTTTTTAGTTCCTTCTAAAAATTCTAATTCTTTACCATTTAGTTCATCAATTAATTCTAATCTTACTGTATTATTTCTTCTTGAACCTTTATCGCCAGCAAAGAAACCTGTACCTAATTTTAAATCTGAAAATCCATCTAATACTTGTCTTGCATAATCAAATCCTTCTTGGTCATTAATTACATCTAGGTATTTTTTAAAACCTGCCATAAACAAATCATTTGCTCTTTCACCACTTGTACCTAATTCCATAAATGATTTTGTTTCATTTTTAATAATATCAAACAAAGCTTTGTTATCTAAACCATCTGCTTGAGCTTCAATAAATATTCCAGAGTAATTTTTAATAGCATTGTTTTGAGTATTCTGTTTAATGAAAGCCATTCTCTTAGCCATGTGCTGTTGTTCTCTTTCATTTCTAAATGCAGATGTTTGATTAAAGAAAGCTTTAGCTTGAGCTACCTGGTCATAATTACCAATCTTTTCTCTTTCAAAAAATTCTTTTAGTTTAGTTTCATAGACTTCATTCCAGGCATCTGGTGTAAGATTTTCTTCTAAACTATTTTGTGAAGTAAATTCATCAAACTCATTTTTAAATTGTCTAGCTTTGTTAGTTAAATCTAACTCCATCATTTTATTAAAATAATGTGGATTAGCTCCTTCTGGTATTTTGCCATTCTTAACTAATTGAGCAAAGGCATCTTTATTAGAGTTATAATCAGCAATTGCTTTGTTTTTCTCTTTTTCTGATAACTTGATTTCTTCAGTAATTGTATAGTTTGTTAGTGAAGGAACTATACTAGCTAAAGATTTAGACAATTCTTTTAATCCAGAACTGACATCTGCTGTCTGTGGTTTATAAAACATATTGTAATCCACAGTCTCAATTGTCATTTCTGGCATTTGATTAAATTCTGGATTTGGGTCTACAGGTTTTCTAGCCATTAGTCCTCCCATCCATCGTAATTAAGACTTTCCGAAGTTCCATAATCGTATGGGTCTACATTTGTTTGGTATCTATTTTGTTTAGCTTTGTAATCGTAATATGAAGATGCAAAACTTAATCCAGCAGAGGCCATGTTGTAGCCTTTAGTGACTGGAGCCACCATTGTACTTTGAGACATATATTGATTGTCTACTGCTGGTAATGTTCCATATAAGTAATTAAATTTACTTCTCTCAATATTACCTAGCACTCTATTTCTATAAGTGCCTTCAGTATCATAGTAGTTAGCTAATAAACTATCGTAGGTATTACCTGTAAAGTTTTCTCTATTAACTTTAAAAGTAGACCTCTTCTTTCTTGATAGTTTTTCTGCATCACCAATTCTTGTAATTCTAGCTTTAGTTTTCTCAATAAGCTGTCTAGTCGTAGTAGTGATTTTAGCATTTCTATTTCGTAAAGCTATTTCGTTTTGTCTTTGTTGCTGTTGTTGAACTGCCTTCTGTTGAGCTGTTTGTACTTGATACTGCAACACAGCAGACGCACCAGCGACTATTAAAGTTGGATTACACATTATATTTTAACAAATTCATAAAATTTTCTATTTTCTATTCCATAATTGATTTCATTAATGATGGAGAACCCCATCCACTTTAACCAATTGATGTGAAGTTTATTTCTTTTATCTACATAGTTATGTAGAATTTGATGTTTACCTTTAAGAACATCACAAACATCTTTTGAGTTTCTTAAAAATGATAAACTAATTTTCTTTAAATCATCTGTACCTACCATCCAAATAAAACCTATTAGACCATTAGGTACAACACCAAGCATAGCAACTGGTTTACTATCAGCATTACAAATTACTAATGGAACCGAACTCATTTTTAATCCACAAAGTAAAGATAGTAATGGAGGTAAACCTGTGACTGCTTTTATTTCTTGAATATCGTCTTCTCTTAAATTTTCAGATAAATAAATACAATCTATTTCTGTAGCTAATCTTAAATGTGGTTTAGGAGTTTGATGCTTGAGAAACATAATATCCTTCCCACTCTGCATTTACAAAGTTGCATGGTAAGTGACTATTGTTTTTTAACTCAATAGTTAAATTCTCATTTCTACTTTGTACTGCAAAAGTAAAATCTCCATCTTCAAGATTAACTGTTCCTGCTAAACCTGTACCAACAATGGTACCTGTAAATGTTGAGCTTGATGTAGACCTTCCAACTGGAGTGACCTCCGAAGTGAAAAATCCTGTATCATTAAATGAGACAGTCCAGTTTCTTATCTGTAATCTGCCTTCTCTAATTCTTGTTCTTGAGCCTTGTTGATTTTGACCAAGTGCTAAATATTGTTGTGAGAATGTATAAGCAAATTCATACTGCTCACCAATAAAATAATTAAATCCTGTAATATCACCAGAGACAGTTAATGTTGTTCCTGTCTGTGAAGCTAAAGTTATATCTCTTCCTGCTTTGTTAGAAGCTCCAGATTTACCTACTAATTTCATAGTAGCATCAATCGTGTAAGGCAGAGTAATTGTAGTTAAATTAGTACCTGCATCATAGCTTTCTGTAATTTCTGAATTATCTAGTTTTCTATCTAAGTGAGTTAAATAGGTTTCACCTGTATCTGTAGAAGCTGGAGCACAATCAACTGTTTCAATGTAAACACCATCTGACCTTTCAATTACACAATATAAAGTGGTACCTATAAAATCTACATTAAGAATTGAAGTATCTGCATCTGCACCAATCTTCCATCTATGCCAGGCACTTTGTAATCTTCTACTTTGTGAGAAGAACCATTGATAAATATATAAATTATTTACTTCACCAGATTTACTACTCAAAGCAACTAAGATATTTTCATTAGAAGCAATAGCAAACTTAAATACATCTGAAGGTATATACTTAGGAATATTAGCTGTTATATCTTCACCCTGGTTTGTTTCTCCATCGGCTTCAACATACATTTCTCTTACACCAGTAAACTGACCTTTGTTAAAAGCAAAGAATACATTATTACCAGAACCTTTAGGCTGTACTGTATCTAATGTTTCATATTCTGTTGTGACATTCACTGAAACATTTCCTGGAGTTAAACTTGCACCACCAGTTAAAATGAATTGTGTTTGGTCACTAAATAATAAAAGCTTCTCATCAAAAGCAACTGCGTGTTTTAATATTGATACTTTTGTATGAGCAACATTTATATCTATTGGGTCTGTATCTAAACTATCTGTGACAGTCTCATTAAAAAATTCAAAGATTTCTCCAGACCTAGATAAAATTACATTTTCATCTGCAAGAAAACCTAATCTGTTTCTATGAAAATATATGTCATTAATTTTACTATCTACAAAACTTGGATTAGGTGAACTATCTAAATCACCTACTATTCTTGTTCCCCATGAAGGAACATCATAAGAAGTTGAAGATACTGTATAAGAAGAACCATCAACTTGAGTAAATCTAAAATTACCATCTGCTGTCCTAATTAGAACATGAGGCATTGTATCTGGGTCAAGTGTTGTCTCTAAACCTGGAGCAACTGTTTCTTCCCATACACCAGTGCTATCTTTATAAATTACATAATAATTATCAAAACTATTAGAAGCATCGCCTAATACTTCAACAACCATATTGTTAATAGCTTTAGCTGGTAAATCTGAAAAATTTTGTACTGTATCTTTAACTACTTGTGAAGCTTGGTTTCCATAACCATCCGATGCTGAAACTGAAAGTGTTCCAGAAGATTTAGTTATAGAGAAACTACTATCACCAATGTTTGCTGTAGTAATTCCAGATGGACTTCCAACTGCACTCTTTAATCCATTTCTAATTGTTTTAGTATCTACAGAAGAAGAATTGTAAGTGTATGTTGTTCCATCAATTTCTATTGAATATGGAGTTGATGTTGTAGAATTTCCAACACCTTGTGTCACTGTATAAACTGCCTGCTCTATTTTTGCTGGACTTGTAATTGAACTGTCCATAGCTACAGTTTTCTTAGTGTTTAAGATATAGGTATAATCATTAACAGTTAATGCTTTAAACTCACCTCTAGGATTTGTAGAAGTTAAATAGTTTGTAGCATTAGTTTGATTTACAACTGTTTTAGAAACTCCATTAATATCATAAACAGCAACACTCCCATTAGTAATAACCACAATGTATCGTTCACTGGTATCTCTATTAATTGTATGAATAAAAGCGTTTGATAAAGATGAACTAGAAATTTTAGCTATGTGTTTTGTAGGTGGTCTTTTTTTCAGACCTTCAACAACACCAGAAAAACCATTTTCTTGAGCTGTCGCTTGATTTTCTAATCTTAATATTTCTGGTTGTTGAGACACACCCCCAATAAGATTGGGTATACTTCTAGTAATTAAAGGCATTAGTCTATTAATTTATAAGACCTGCTTCTTGATATAGTTTTGAACTGGTCATAACTATTAAAGATACTGTGGTCTGCTACTGAAGCCTCTGCTTGTTTTAATATTGATAAAGCAACTAATTCATCTTGCTGACTAAATCTATGTAAAGCGTTAGCTCCTAATGTTCTATCGTGGAATATTCTTGATGCTCTGATTGTTATATATCTTCTTGCTTGCTCTGGAATATCTTCAAAGTTTAATAAATAAACAATACTTACATTCTCAAAGTTTTTATCAAATACATAACTTTCTTTTGCAAGATTATATAAAAAACTACCTCTTATAACTGGGTCATAAGAAGCTTTACTTTCTAATAAAGGATTTAATTCTATTGTCATTACATCACCTGCAACTGGAATTTTGTTATCTGTATTTCTGGATAGTGTTGCTTTGTATGATGTATTAAATTTCCAACCACCAGATTGTACTTCTCTATTTACTTCATCTAAAATATTTTTAGCCATTGAAGCATCTGTAGGTAAAGAACCAGATAAAGAGTTTACTGGCGCTTCTCCTATAGTTGAGAGCATTGTATTAACTGCCTCAAGGTGTGTTGTTCTTGTAGTTATTGTAGCCATAATAAATTTTGTAATGGCTAGGCGTATTGCTACGCCTAACCTTTTGTCGTTTAGTCTTATGCTGTTTTGATTAATGTAGAACTTTCTGGTCTTAGTATTCCATGACCAAGAGCCATTTTAGCGACCATTAAAGAACCTTGTCTTCTAATGTCGTATTCGCTTTCCATAGCTAAGTCCATTAACTTAACAGTTCCGATTGCAGACTTGTGAAACACAACGCAAGCCACATTAGATGCGTCTACATTGTAAGTGTTGTTTGTTCCAGAGATTGCAGAAGATTGGTCTGTAAACGCTGTCACTGCTGTATTAGATTTTACAATATTAATACCAGCAACTTTGATTACTGTTCCATCTGCGTATACACCATTATTGTCTGCACCAAAATCTCTGTTCAAAATCTTATCATTTTGAACTACTTGATAATAAACATCTGGCGTAAGTATCGCATATCTATCTTCTGAAGGTACATCATTTTCATCAAGCGCTTGAGCACATTCAAAGATTGAACCAATCAATGATGTAGCATTTGTTTTAGCATCTGCATCTGTGATTTGAGTTCCCCCATTACCACCAGTAATTGTTGCTGAAGCTTGTGCAGATAATACAGCTAACTGAAGTAGATGTTGGTCTACTTTATTAGCTAATGCTCTACCCATTTCAGATGTGTAGATACTTCTAACATCGTAATGGTTTTTAGCTTCATCTAAATTACTTAAGAAAGCAGATGAAATTAACAAGTCATCAATTGAGATTGTCTTCTCAGCATGGCTTATCGAGCTTCCAGTGATTTCGTTTCCTGGAGTATGATAAGAGCTTGAAGTAGTTCCAATTACTGGGAACTGTGCAGACTTACCAGAAGAGATTTGTCTTGTCATTGTCATTCCAAGCATTTTGTTTTCTCTTTGGAAAGTAGCTAATACTTCACCAGACCATACTTTCAGAAACAACGCATTTTTGTTTCCCGATGCGGCGACCTCCGCGATCCGCGCTACTGCCCTGCTCGCCGCTGTACCGCCT